CCCCATCCGCACCATGTCCGAGGCGACGTACGTATTTTCCGGGTCGTACAGCAGAATGTCATCGAGCTGGTCGATCTGATCCTGAAGGTCTGGGATTTTGTCGATCTCGTCCAGAATGTCCTTACCGAGTTCTGTCCGACCAATCTCGCCAGCGATCATTTCCAGAATGGCCGATGAGTCAGAGCTCGATTGGCCCTGCACGCCCATACCAATCGGGTACCACGGGCCGATGTTGCCGATCCGATCCACCAGGCGCCCCCAGAAGTAGAGCGTCACGCCTGCGCGCAAGCCCAGCATCGAGAAATCGCTTTGCGGGTACGACAGGTCTGTCAGCTTGGTCGCGGCTTCCAGGCTGGTAGTCGGCCCGTGCCAGATCTCTGTCCGCTGGGTGTCCTCGGCGCCAGCCGGAAAGCCCCACTTTAGATAGATGCCGAACAGCAGCGGCGTGGCCGTCAGATAGCTGAGCGCTGGCGGCAGGCCCTCCTTGCCCTTCAGGTTGGTCAGGATCGAATTGCGCCAGATCGACGAGATATCGAAGGCACTAACCGCTCTGACTCGGGCCACGTAGGCGCCGGCGTAGATGCCAACTACGTCGACACTGGTCATCCCGGTGCGCTGCAGCTTGATCCAGTTGCCGCTGTTCCTGCGCCACTCCACGTCATAGCCGACTGCGCCGTTCACTGCTGGCCAGGTGATGGTCATGGTGGCGACGGCGATGCCCTGGGAGACAACCGAGGTCGACGTGACCGTAACGCTGGCCGGGGCCGGGACGACAGTAATCGGGATTACGCTGATTGGGCGCTCTTCCAGGCGCGCGCCGGTGTCGATGAATGCAAACTTGCTTGGGTCGTACTGCAGGGCACTGATTTCGAAGTCGCCCTCGGTAGTGCGCTTGGTCCGCAACACGCGATACAGCGGGATCGCCAGATCGTCGGCATCAAGCGCCCATTGCAGCTGTGGCAATGGTGCTTCGCTGTAGTTGGTGGTCACGGTCAAGGTGCGGCCGTTCACGCTTTGCACGGTGCGACCTTCGGCCCGACCACCTGGTAGGTTGATGATCAAACGATCGCCAGCCTTGGCTTGGGTGTCACGGTCCAAGGTAATGTTGCGCCCCAGCACTGCCGAGATACGCCCACCCACCTCGCGTCCAGCCAGCAGCGAATCGGCCACAGGGATGATGTGGCCCGGGAGTGGGATCACCCCCTCCATGCCGGTTTTGAACGACACGGTGCGGTCCTGATTGTTGCTCAGGATCGCCCACTTGCCGCGGCGCTGGGCTTCCGATGCGCGAGTGCAACCAATGGCGCTCAGCTCGGTAGGCTTGTCACCCATACGACGCTGAAGGTCCAGATCGGCAAACGGGATGACGTCGGTATCGTAGTTGTTTGCCGGGTTGTCGTAACTGACCAAGGCCCGGGTATACCGGGTTTTGGCCGAGGCACTGCCATACGAGAACTTCCCGTCGATGACGTTGGCACGGGTGAAGACATAGTCGAAGTCCTGCGCGCGCGGCATGTCCGCTTGCATCACCAGCTGGCCCTGGGCCCAGTACGTCATGCCACGATAGATGCCGGCGATATCGCGCAGCAGCGACCAGGCATCAGCCTTGCCCTGCAGGTTCATGTCGCAGAGGAAGCGAGGCTCTACGCCGCCGAGGCCATTCGGCACCAGCTGGTCCGCATATTGTGCAATCCGATAGAGCTCCCACTTGTCGACCATGAACGACTTGATGCGCTTACCCAGGCCGAAGCGGTCTTCAGTGCAGATGCCGTACGTGATCCAGGCCGGATTATTGGTCCAAGCCTGTTTCATGGAGCCGTCCCAAGTGCCGGTGTAGGTCCGCGCGATCGGGTCGTAATTACTCGGCACCTGCCATCTGCGCGCACGACACTTCACGGTGACGGCTGGAATGTTGGTGAACTGCTCGGCATCGAACTCAATGTAAAGCAACGCGGTATTCGGGTAGCGCAGCTTGGCGTCGATCACCTCGGTGTAACCAGCGATCAGCATGGTGTCGGCGATCTTGTTGCTGTTCTGGTTTGGCGTCAGGCGGCGGACGCGGATCTGCCAGCCAGTAGTCGCATCGGGCAGGTTGATGCGTGGCGAACGCTCGTAACGCGTGGTGGTCTTGCCATCCACAGCGTCGACCAGCGCCTGCTGATAGGCTCCGCCGTCAGTGGCCACGTCGATGGCGTACTCGATTCGATACCCGCCGACGTTGCCTTCATCGTCTTGCTGCTGAAGCGCCGGCCAGGCCAGGCGCACGCGCACGGCAGACAGCTGGATGTTGCTGATTGAGCGCACCCAGAGTGCATCGCTGCGCAACTCGACGTTCAGCGAGGTTTCGTTTTCGACCGAAGGAATGCCGGGAATAAAAGTCTGATCGACGGATCCTGAGCGCCAATCCCATCTCACGTTCGGGAAGTTGTAGTTGCCGCTCGCATCACGAATAGGGGTGTTGTCGAGGAAAATGTCGTAGTCGGTCGGGATTTCGTCGAACTCACCCTCGCCCACGGCGATCAGTAGCTTGGCCAGGTTGGTCGAGCGCAGGCTATCGCTGGCCTCGGTCGGCGACTTCGGCTTGCTTTCCCCGCCCTTCGCGCCGTGGATATCGATCATCTGTGCTGCGCCCATACTTTCCTCCAGGCGAAAAAAACCGCCTCATGGGCGGCCTGCTAACTGCGTGCGGATTACGCTTTGTCTTGCGCGTATATCGATGCGGAAATGATCATGCCGCCCCAACGGCGGTCACCTATGCAGATCGGTACCGGGTTGCCGCTGGCTGTGGTGTTTTTGGCGCTGCCGAATGCATACGACGGGGAGTTCTCGGGGGATGCGCTTTGTCTCAAGCCGCCTGCTTGCGGACTTAGCATTTGGATAACACCACCAATAACCATCGCTGCGCCTACTTGGTACAGAAACGGGGATGCGGCAGCGAAAGGGGTGAATGACAGCACAAAGGCGGCAGCGATAAGAACCGACCCGATGATCGTCTGAAAGCTTCCCGCGCGCTTGCTACCGCTAATAACAGGAACGATCCTGATTTCTCTGGTGCCCCCCAGGTCAAGGCCATCAATGCCAACGTTCTTTCGGTTTCGAAAAATCGCAAATGTCATCCCTAGGCGCTCGAGCCGCTTAATCTCATCCGCAAAACCGTCCACCGTGGCGTTGAGCGCTCGAAGAACCTCAGCTCCAGATCCGCCATCCAAAAGGTAGGGTTTGCTGCGAAAGAACTTCTTGGACAAAGATCCCGAGAGCATCACTTTTGTAGTGGGCGTGTACTGGATAGCTATCACCATGTTTTTCTCCAACCAATAAAAAACCGCCCGAAGGCGGTCATGTTCAAAGCGTTGTGGGAAGGATATCTATCTGCCCATCACCGCCGGTGAAAACTCTGTATTTCTTCACTGCACCATCTTTGACGGTGGCCTCTCGCTCTACCCGATCAGCGCCCATCGAGCAGATTCCGGACCCCGTATAAGCAGCCCCCACCGATACAGCGCCAGGTGGAAGATAGAACGAACCTTTTTGCCCCGCATCAAGCTGAGCAACCTGTCTACCTTCAATAAATACAGCCATTGAGCACAAGCTACCCGTATGGCCCGAGTCCCGGATTACTTGGAGCACTCCGAACGATTCTGATGGCTTCTGCTGGTAGGCAGTCAACTGGCTTGCCGGCGCCTGCTTTGCTTCGCTCGACGGCGTGGGGGATGTCGCGCATCCCGCCACCAACACAACAGCCAACGCCCCTACGAATAATTTCATGCAGGTCACTCGATTGATCACTGGAGCATTCCATATACATATCGGTTATTTGAAGGAACAGTTTTAATGTATGCATCTTGCCAATCCTTTGCATAAGACGGAAGGTTCGAGACCTTAGATATCCCCCATCCGTTGGAGCTATCCTTGCGTTCAAGCGTATATCTGTAACGCTCCCCTGCCTCCTTCAACCTACGGTCACTCTCGTCCAGAGTGGAGCCAGACTCGGGCGGAGTAATATTCTTTATCAGCGCGTACACCGTGGCCCGGGTCTCAGACTCGACTTCGACCTTCGCTATTTGTCGATCAAACAATAGTGGCTCCGCACGACATTTACGGCCTTCGGAAACATTACCCGACGCGAGCTGGCTTAGTTTCTCTATTGCCGGACGTTGAAGATTTGCGTATTCGAAACAGAGTTCTAGATCAAGTCGCATTTCGGCGTCTTTTGCTGCCCACCAAGACTTAACCGTTGCATCGGGCGAATTGGTTACCAGCGGCAGGTCTTCTATTTGCTTTGTCACATTAACGAGTCCTTCAGATCGTTTACCCTCGTCAAGGCACCCCGCCAACAGAACCACAGCCACCGCCCCTATCAAAATCCGCATGATTCTTCCTCGTCCTGAAAGCGAGCGACTATAGCAGCCGCCTTTATTGCCAAGCAGCTTCAGCGCTGGTCGATCTCAATCTTCTGCGTCGGATCAGGGCTGTATTTCTGACGCTTCAGTTGCGGATCTCCTTTCGCCAGGCAGAAGAAATAAATCTCAGCCTCACCGCAGCCACCGTGCAAGGCGCACTCACTGGCCTGCATATGGTCGAGGAGTATTTCCCGCCCCTGAGATTCACAAAATACGTTTGCCTCTTTCAGGGCTTGCCCTTTCGCAGAAGCAGGGCCGCCGAAAGGAACGCGTGTTGAAATCGTGTAGGTGTCCGGACCGACCTTAATTGGACCGCTATCGGTGCAGCCAGAAAGCAGCAACAGAGCCAAAGCCCCTACGACCAATTTCATGCAGGTCACTCCTGTGGAAAGGCTTGCAATGTAGCACCAGGCACCAGAAACGAAAAAGCCCAGCGGGTGAGCCGGGCTATTGCATGAAAATATTTGGCAGTTTGCGATTTACTTGTGAAAGATTGCCCACAACACTCCGGCGATGATCAGAAAGGTAAACAAGTAAGATCCGAATCCAGGCTTCACTGTCGGCGCGCTGAAGCTGGACTTCGGCGCCTTACTACCCCTGTAAAGTTTTGACGTAGAAATTCCAGTTCCGGGAATGCTACTTGTAACCTTCGTGCCGCGCTTACTCAGGTTCACGGTAGTGCCTTTCCCGCCAAGAGACGTGCTTAGGCCGCTCTTGCTGAGGTTCACACGAATGCCTGGGGCAATTTTGAAGCTTTTCCGAATCCGAAAGGCCATGGCTCAATTCCTTGAGAAAGCGAATGGCCATCATAAACCTATTCTTCCTTTCTCCAAGCTGTGCACCTATCCAGCGTGGATGCAAATCCAGTACCGCCATAGTTTTACCGAGTAGTAGCCTCCTGCCTCCACATAACGGATTTCCCAGTCCTTTGCCTGCAAGCCCAGGGACTGGGGTTGCGCCAACTTCGGCGCGGATAACGCAAGGAAAGTGAAATGAGTGACAAGAAAGTACTGAGTTCATTCGAGACGGGCACGCTCGCCGCGATCACCTTAATAGGGACCGCGCTCGCAACGCTTGACGTATCGAAGCGCACGCTAATCAGCAATGCCGCGCAGTCTCTTATCGAAGCGCTGCCCGTTGATCGCGAGTACGCGGACGGCTCCTCGGGTCATCAGCTGGCACTTCGGGCGCTGATAAAAGGCTTGCACCCAGGTCAGTCGTCGCAATCTGCCGACTAAGCCACTGCAGTATCTTCCCTGCGTCGCGATGACCAGGGAAGCGGTCTTCTGTCGTGCCACTTGATTCTGCTTTCTCTTTGCTCATGTGAGCCTCCTGCGGCCCTGCCGCATCATATAGTTGGTTGTGCATCTTTGTGCCTGAGGATCAGGCGTGTCCGGTCAAGCCAGGGACCGCCGAAGACAATGATCTCGCTCGGCCTACCGTACAGGTGATGCAGCAGGAAAGGCCCAGGACCGAAAGTCGCCTTATCTTCGCCAGGCAGTGACGGATCGGTGCCGAGGAATATCCCCGCGTGATTCGGGTAAACGGTCCGCCCCACTTCCATGACGACCATGTCGCCGCGTTGCGGCTGGTCGACCTTATAGAAGCCGGCCGCCTCGTAGTTCGCCTCGTACAGGCTGGTGTTGTCGGTGCTTTCCCACCAACCATCGGCGCGCTTGAACGCTTCGAACTCCAGCCCCCACTCGCGCTTGTACCAGTCAGCGCAGACCTGCCAGCAGTCCCATGCGCCATGTACGAACGGGCGCTTGAGCAGTGGAACATCGCCAGTCGGCATCACTGTCCGCAGGTCGCCCTCTGGCCAACTGAGGATGTGCCACGGCATCGCAGTCGCTTCGCACATGGCGAGGTCTCGTGGTGACGGCCGGCTCGTAGCATCAGGATGCGAATGAACAATGCCGATCACTTCACCCAGGTCTTCCGCCGCGGCGTATTCCTCCGGATCGATCCGAAACTCTTCGTTCGGCTCGGTCGAAATATTCCGGCACGGGTAATACTGCTGCTTGCGGCCAATGCCCAGCAGCAGGCCGCAGCACTCTTTTGGGTACTCGGCGGCCGCGTGAGCCTGGATCGCATTCAAGATGTGCTTACGCATGGTCAGCTCCGAGCGATCAGGGAAACGGCAGGGAAGCCACCAAACGGCAGCGGGTTGCCCTCGCCGAAGCGCGGGATGCAGCCTCGGCCCAACGTGGCATCGCACTCATCCAGTTCAGGGTTATCCGTCGGTGCGCCGTCTTTCGTGACGTAGCCGCCTGTGTAGCCGCAGTTCGGCCCTCGGTAGCCACCGGTGAGGCACCAGTGACACAAGGTGGTCGCCTGTCGGCCAATGGATTCACCGCCGACGTCGCCCGGGCTGGCCAACTCCCAACTAACCGTCTCCCCGTCCTCGTTCGTCTTCTGGTCGATGTACCAGACCTCAATCGTCTCTTGGGTTGGGTCAGCCGTTGGGTTACCGGCCGGAAAGTTCTGCGCGTCCAGGTACGCGCCCAAGGTGTGGCGCATGGTCAGCTTGAACTCGAGCAGATCATCGAAGGCCAGACACAGCGCGGTGATGCGTCCGTTGACATTGCCGACCGATAGCGAAGGCCGTACAGCGGTGCCGTCGCCGTTGGCTTCTATGCCGTCGATCTGCATGGGCCAGGCGCCGTACTCGTTGCCCTGGAACCAGATCGGCTTCGCAGGCAGTAGGTCAGCATCTGCGCCGGCGGCGATCAACTCCTCAGGCGTATGCGGGATGGCGTGTCCGTGAAAGCGCAGCACATCCGCTCCGTAGTCCGAGCCGTCCAATTCGAAGAGCAGCACTTCGCTGCCAGGCTGAAGCACCTGGATGTCACTGATCAGCGGCATGGTTGCCCCTTATGGTTGGAATGCACGGTCGAAAGTGGCCGTGAGCTTGAATGCGCCCCCGCCCATCGGGGTAGGAACCGGCTTTTTGCAGGTAAACAACCCCAGTTCACCGAGTGGAGTGGTCCAGAGAAACGCCTTCGCGCCGGCATGCCGATCAAAGAACTTCATGATCTCCAGCACCTTGGTCTTTGGCCCGGTGTAGGAGATCGGATAGGAGTCCTGTTTGTTGTTCGGCCCGTCGCCAGACTCTTGCTTGTAACCGTCACCAAACTGCGCGGTGCGCACCCGATAGGTGATGTCGGGCGCGTCTCCATTTTGGGTTGGCCAGGTGAAGCGCTCGATCGCCATCAGGCTCTCCCATTAACGTTTCGGAAACTGACGCCGCCCGCACGCCATGATTCGGCTACAGCTCTTTCTGCCGCTGCCTTCATTTGCGTTTGGAGGTTCTGCTGAAGTGCTTGCTGGTCGAGCTGCATGCCTTCTGAGCTTCGGTCTTGCGTGACCACGCTGACCGGAGCGCTGATGCTGATTGACGCACCCGAATTGCCACTGCTGAGTGCAGCGACACCAGGGCCACCACCAGACGTCAGCGGTGTTACGCTGCCGCCGTTTGCGCCAGTCATGAGGAAGGACTTGCCGCCCTCGTTGTACAGCTCCGGCCCCTGTTCGTTGACCTCATACAGAGAGTTGGGGGCGACAGGTCCACCGGCTGCTCTGTAGCCAGAGAAGTCGACGTTGGTGTACCCAGCCTGAGACGCTCCTGCGGCTGACGAAGCAGCACCGGCAGAGCCGGAGGCCAGCCCGTTACCGCCACCACCAACGAAGTAGTTCGTTGCAGCGCCCACCAAGCTACCCAGCAATGCCGAACTGGCCTGCCGGGTTGCAATGCGCGCCATGTCGGCCAGAATCGATTTCGCGAAATCCCCAAACGAGGCCTTACCCGTCATGGCGAAGTTAACGATCGAATCCTCCATGGAGCTGAACGCATTTGTGAACAGGCTGCGCGTTTGGCCGGCAATGTCTCGAGCAGAATCCAGGTAATTGGCCCAGGCCGATGTAGCACCCTTGGTCCAGTCACCCTGTGCCGCTTCAACGTCGGCATAGTTCTGCCGGATCTGGTCGGTCGCCTTCTTGTTCGCATCTGCGAGCGCTCGTGATTTCTTCTCGAACTCATCAGCGCCCATTTTCCGTGATGGATCAGACTGCTGATTGGCAAGGTCCAGCGACTGCTGAGCGAACCGGTCTTGCTGGCTGTTCAGCTCGCCGCTGAGCGCGTTCTGCCGATCACCTTGGCCGACGCCATTGACTGCGCGCTGCCCAGCAAGCTCCAGAGCTTTCTGTTGCTGCCCGAGTGCTGCGACGTACTGTTTTATGGCGTACTCCTGCTTCTTCAGGCGCCCATCTTCAGCAGTGGCCAGCACTTCCTGTTGGCTGTCGGCATCCTTCTGCGCCTTGACCATAGCTGTGCGTGCGTCAGCAATCTTCTGATCGAGTTGAATGCGCTGCGCTGCCGTGGTGCTGGACTTGTTTTTAACCGCCTCCAGCGCCGCGATCTCGGCTTCGTACGCAGCCGTCACCTCGTCCCGTTCGTTGCCGATCAGGCCTTCACGTTTTACCGCGTACTCGGCTTGGGAGATGAGCCCGGCTTTCTGCGCAGCATCCAACTGCTTCTGGGCATTGCTATACTCGGCCACAATGACAGTGAGCTGGTTTTTTGCATCGTTGAAGCCGGTCAGGTCAACGCTGCCAGCGGCAGCCTTCGGGTCCTTGTCCTTATCATCGATAGCCGTTTTCAGCTTGTCGTAGGCGCCACCGGAGAATTTCTTGCCGTCGAAGCTCACGCCATCAAGCAGTGACGCTTTCTGCCCGGTTTTTTCTGCGTCCTGATAAAGCTTCGTGAACTGATCATTCAGCTTTTTATAGGCCTCCTGGCGCTTTGCAAGCGGGTTCAAGTCCTCCATCTGCCTGTCCAGATCCTTCTGGACGGCGATCAGCTCCTTGTTTGCGTGGGTTGTCTCGCCGGTTGCTCCGGCAAGGTTCTGACTGGCCAATTGCCGAGCTTTCAAGCCTGCAAGCTTTGCCTCCAGCGCTGTGGTGGAGTCATCATTCTCGCCGGTATCGAGCCCCAGAAACGAGTTGAGCGAGCTCAGGCCGTTCGATACCGCACCAGCAACACCGCCACCCTTGCGAGTGTCGAGCACACGCTGCGTGATCTCGATCTGCTTGGCCAGGTCCGGGAAGACTTCCGATCGGATGGCGCCATAGGCACCAGTGATTGCGATCTTGATGTTGTCCCAATCGCGCTCAACATCTGACAGGGAAGCGCGGTAGGCCTTCAGCCGCTCCTGTGCTGACAGATTCAGACTCTCACTCAGGACATCCAGTGCGCGCTGATGGTCGCCTTGGTCGTCGATCGCCTTGATGACTTCGTATTGTTCGTAGGTAAGCAGACCATATTGGTCGCTGATCTTCGCTGCGGACTCGGTCGCGGTATCGCCGGCGTTGGCCAGGGACTTCGCGATATCGCCAGCCCCCTTTCCGGTTACCTCTCCGATGGCTGCCGCTGCCTGCGCCAGGTTCTGCATCTGGACGCCACTGCTGGCTGCACCGGATGCCAGCGCAATCACGGCCTCACGTGCACCAGACAGGTTGCCGGTCAGCATGCCAGCCGATTCGCTCATGGATTTTAGGCTGGCAATGCTCTGACCTGCGTCATTCGAGCCGCCGTTGATTGCGGCGTTGAACTCCCGGGCCTGCTTCATCGCATCGAAGTAGGCATAACCGAGCCCGCCGATCACGCCCGCGAGAAGGCCCGCCGGAAGCAGCAAAGCCGCCATGCTTTTGGCAGACGCTCCAGCGCCGGCGCCGAGCTGAGCAATGGCCCTCGCCCCGCTACCCAAATCGCCAGATGACAGCGCGTTGGTCAGCTGCATGACGTTTTCTTGAGCTTGGCGGGTGCCGAGCTTCAGTTTGTCGAATGCGGTTTCTGTCGCGGTTAGTCCCGCCCGGTCCTTTCCGATTTTAGCCAGGGCTTCCGCGTATCGCTCGGATGAGATCGCCCCGCTGACCCTGAGTGCTTCGAGCGCCTTTTCCTGCGCCTCCAGTTTGCCCAGCTTCGCGGTCACGGGATCTATACCATTGACCGTGCGCTTCAGCGCTTCAATCTGGCGGTTTTCCGCGTCGATCAGGCGCTGTTTCTGTGCGACTTCTTTGATCTCGGTTTTTTCGATCTTGTCGTAGGCTTTGCCGAGACGATCCTGATAAGCCTCCTGCTGCTCGATGGTGACCAGGCCGCCCTTCCGTGCGCGCTCCAGCAACCCTTCTGCCTGAACTAATTGCTCCATGCTGCCGATGTTGCCGGACATTGCCTTGTCGAGCTGGCTGATGATGGCGATTTCGCTGGTCGCGCTCGCGCCGGATTTCCGTCTTGCCTCGGTCTGACGCTGGGTGGCGCCAGTCGATTTGTCGATCTCCTGCGCAACCTCTCGCTCGGCCTGGACGATCTTCTTGCCAGTGTCGGCCAATTCGGTCCCGGTCTTGCCGAGATCGTCGATTGCCTTTTCGGCATCAACA